AATAAAATTTGATAATTTGTTAGGACTTTCTGTTGCCATTAAATTGTGCTCCTTTTACGTTCAGGAATTTTATTACTATGTCTCCAAACTGTTCTATCCGATGCACCTGTAAAGTCTTGTACTGGTAAAAATATAGCTGCTTTCCAATGTTCTGGATCAACTTTTAAAAGTCTACCTTGTATTTGATTACTTAAATATTTTTTAATTGAATTCCTTGCTCCTGGAAACCTTGTAAAGTTTTGTACTATTCTCCAATCAGATGCTAATTTGTCTTGTTTAGTTATTTGAAAATCCTGTTTATTTTGTGGCATAAGTTGGCCTAACAATTCTGCTCTTTTTAATGGAGCTAGATAATGTAAGTTAATACCACTGAATCCGTTTGGCAAAGGTTCAGAAATCATAACAAGAGGAAAGCCATCGTAATACTTTAATGTTTCCTTATGTCTAGGATCATATCTAAACATATACATTGAACCTACTTCTAATTTATTAGTTATCTCTCCGATATCTGTTTTAAGAACTTCTGCATAGGTATTAATACCCTCAAGATACTTTCTTATAGCTGCTTGATACCATTGTGCTGATCTATCTATATCACCAGCTGCTGTTCTTATATTTTCAAATGGGTTTGCCATACTTGTATTTATATTAGATACCAAGTTCTTTTTCAGTAATAATCATAAATTCCATATTTTGTTTCTTACAAAATTGTTTAGCACTTTCCCATTTTGCTTCGTTGACACCCCATTGTGCAACTTCTTGTAAGTATTTTTTAGTTTTTCTTCTGGGCTCTGGAGGTTTTGTAAATCTTTTTGGTTTTACTTCTATTAGATATTTTTTAACAGAACCGTTTACTTGTTTAATTTCTGCATAAAAATCTATATAATATTTGTGTATTCTTCTATCTAGTGGACTACGATAAGGTATTGCTATTTCCTCTGATACCCAACCAATTACAGATTCATTAAGATCACACCAATTCATAAACTTTAATTCATAACTAGACCTGTAGATTATATCTGAGGCATTTCCCAAATATTTTAATCTATTTCGAGGAATAAATCGTCCTTTGTATATTTCTTTAGCATAAACCATATAAATAAGATAAAGATAACTTCATGGAGTATTTATGTCAACAGACACAAAGGTATCAGATCAAAGAGTAAATGCACAACGTCCAGACGATGCAGAAATCAAACGTAAAGGTTTCTTGGAGCATGCAGACGCATGGATTCCTGGTGCCTGGACAGACCATGAGAAAGAACAAAAGAGACGATCTCAACAAAATAAAGACCCGTCTTATAAATCAAATATAGATGATTATCAAGTTGAAAGAATGGGTTATAGAGATCGTAAAAATGATCCTGACTTTGATGAAAATGAAGATGATAGATGGGAATTTGTAGGTAGAGAAGAAGGTAAAGGTAACAGAAGACCTAGTGCCAAACAAATACAACATGGCGTAAACATGTTTAAATACCCTGCTGAGATAGGTGGTGACCCGTATCCACATAGTGTTATATTTTATATAAACGCAAGAGAGAATACAGTATCAGGAACAACAGCTCTTGCTAAAGGTAATTCAGGTGATGAAAAATCACAAGCGGCATTTAAAAAAGCACAAGCACAGAAAAATGCAGACTACACTCAACAGAACAGAGCAAAATCAGAAGAATATAATGATGTGATGGCAGGTACTTCAGCAATAGCAGGTGGTACTGTAGGTTTTGGACTTGGTAAAAAACTTAAAGGACAAAATGGGGGAGCACAAACAGAATTTTTAACAGGTACTGGAGGTGCATTACTAGGTGCTGCAGTATCTCAAGGAGTAGATTTAGTTTCAACTGTTAGATTAATGGATGCAATTCAATTACATATACCAGCAGCACAAATAGCACAATACACGGCCAATTGGGACGAAGACTCATTAGGAACAGCAATGGGATTATTAGCTTCAGGTAGAGGTGATATTAAAGATGTATTTTCAAAAGAAGGTTTAGAATTTGGTGGAAGAAATATGGCAGCAGCAATAGCAAATATACCTTCTCAAATGGGTATTGGAGATCTTAACGCAGGAGCAGCTGTAGAAGCAACATCAAAGAAGGTTAACAATCCATATAAGGAACAATTATTTAAGAGTATGGGCTTTAGAAAGTTTGCATTTAATTATGTATTTGCTCCTAAAAACCAAGGCGAATATGCCTCGATTGTTAAAATTGTAGACACATTTAAATATCATATGCACCCAGAAATATCTCCAGATGATTTGTTTATGATTTATCCTTCAGAGTTTGATATAGAGTATATGTACAGAAATAAAGAAAACACACAATTACATAGAATATCAACTTGTGCTTTAACAGATTTAAAAGTAACATATGGTTCAGATGGACAAATGACATCATTTAGAGATTCTGATGGTGCACCAAACGAAATAGCATTACAGTTATCATTCACAGAACTAGAAACACTAACAACAGACAGAATAGACAGAGGATTCTAATGTATTTTAAAACACTACCTAATATTGTATATCCATTTAAAGAGTCCGCTACAAGTAAGACAGCAAAGACGAAAGTAGTAAAGGATATATTTAGGCGAATACAATTAGACAAATATATTGTTAACAGACAAAAGTTAGAAACTTATTTTGTTAGAGATGGTGAAACACCTGAAATAGTTGCACATAAATTATATGGTAATCCTAAATATCATTTTATATTGTTAATATTAAACAATATTATAGATCCTAGAAAAGAATGGCCTAAAGGAAATAGAGAATTAAGATTATATGTTGAGCAAAAATATGGTGCTAATAATACAACTGATGTTCATCATTATGTAGAGGCAACTGATTCAGATATTATAGTAGACTGGGATACGACTAGATTACAAAACGGAGAAATAAAAGCAGTTACAAATATGGAATATGAAGAAGAATTAAATGAAGATAAGAAACAAATATTCATATTACCTAACACTCAAATTAAAGACTTTGTAGACCAGTATAAAAAATTGGTAGGTTAAATTATGGCAGAAGGCAATCTTGCAAGTTGGGTAAAATGTGAACTTGTCCCTAATGAAGGGGTCTCAGGCACAGAACCCTTAGACATAAGAGCAATGTGTTTGGAATGTTTAATACATGAGGATATATTTTCTCCAACAATGTATGGGTCTTTGACTTTAGCAGATAGTGTTAACTTAATAGGCAATACTCCTATAATGGGAGGCGAAAAATTACATCTTTCTTTTGTAAATAAATCAATTAAAGATCTAGGTGAAGACACACCTGATACTATAATAGAAAGAACATTTATAGTATATGCTATTGAAGACAGAAGATTAAACAACGATCGTCAACAATTCTATACATTAAAATTTATTTCACCTGAAGCGTATGTAGACAATGAAGTTTCTTTATCAAAAAGTTATGAAGGAACAACAGACGAAATAGTTGAAAAAATATTTAATGAAATTTTTGTAGACAATGATATATCTAGATTTGATGGTGGTGAGCCTTCAAATTTAACTATTGCAGATAGACCACACTTAACTAAACTTAAATATATTTCTAATTTTTGGACACCCTTTCAAAATTTTGCTTACTTATCTAAAAGAACTAAAGGGGCATCATTATTTGGTAGTGATTGGTTCTTTTATGAAAGTAATAAAGGTTTTTATTTTACATCATTACAAGCTTTAATACAAGCACAAAAAGATAATCCTTGGGCTACATTAGTTTATAATCCTACATCAGGATCAGGTAGTGCAGAACAACCAGCTTTCCCTAGAACAATAACTGAAATAAAAGTACCTAGAACTATTGATATATTAGAAAATCAGGACTCAGGTTACTTAGCAAGTTCTGTTAGAGCATATGATTTAATGGCCAAAAAGATGGAAGAAAAAGAAATCGATATAAGGGAGAATTGGACTAACTTTGTACATACAGATGAAGGTGTGCCTGTTCCAGCAGGAGTTGGTAGAACACCTTTTTTAAAACAAACATTTAAAGTATTAAATGCAGTGCCTTATAATGACTTTGAATATAATCATAAACTTTATGTTGATAATGAATTAACTAGAGATAATTATATAAACTCATTTAATAATTATAGATTTGAACTTGAAATGCCTGGGAGAACAGATATAGAAGCAGGAGCTATGTTTACTTTAGACTATCCTAGCATGAAAGAAAAAATTGTAGGTATGGGACCTGATGAAGTACTTGATCCAATACTTTCAGGAAATTATTTAATAACAGCCGTAAAACATAGGATTACTCCTATGAATTATATAAACCAAGTAGAGTTTGTCAAAAATGGCATAGCTGCTGGAGATATGGGAGATGAAGAATGAAATTGAAAAATCATGGTAGATTAAATACACCTGATTTTATATGGTGGATAGGTGTAATTGAAAATAGAATTGATCCTTACAAACTAGGAAGGTATCAAGTAAGAGTAATGGGATATCATACAGGTAATAAGGAATCATTACCTACTGAGGATTTACCTTGGGCAACGTTATTAAATTCTGTTACAAATGCAAGTATGTCAGGAATAATGGAAACCCCTAATCTTGTTGAAGGCTCTACAGTAGTAGGATTCTTTAGTGATGGTGAAGACGGACAAATGCCTATTATAATGGGTTCATTAGCAGGTATGCCTTACGAGGCTCCTGTAGAAGATGGCTTTGCAGATCCTAGAGGAATATATCCTAGAAGAATAGAAGAGGGAGCAGAAGACGAAGGTTTAAATGTATTAAATGAATCTGACTTACCTAGACTAGCAAGAGATAAAGATGCTGAAAAACATATTACATTAATTAATAAAAGAGAACAAAGAGAAACAGAAATAAGAACAGCAAAGGCACCTTCAGTATCAGAGGAAACAGGCGATGCTATATTAGATGATAAATCAGGTGTTGATTACGAAGGAGTAACATGGGACGAACCACACCCAAGAGGAGCAGAAACATTAGAATATTTTGACCCACAAACTGATGAGGAATATCAGGCAGGTCCAGACTTTGAAAAACACAATTCTGTTTATCCATTTAATAGAGTTAAAGAAACAGAATCAGGACATGTATTTGAAGTAGATGATACACCACAAAATGGAAGGATTCATGAGTATCATAATGCAGGCACATTTAGAGAAGTACAAAGAGACGGAACAACAGTAACAAAAATTGTTGGAGACAAATATGAGATAATAGCAGGTAGTGAAAATGTTGTTATAAGGGGTGCAGCAAATGTTACAATAGCCGGCGATTGTAAGATGTTAGTAAAGGGTGATAAATATGAAGAGATAGAAGGAAATCACTTTGTATCTGTATATGGAGATCGTATTACAAAAATTAATGGTAATGATATACGATCAGTTATTACAGACGTTACTGAACAAATTAATGGCAACAGAACAGTAAGGGTTACAGGAGATGACACAGAAACAGTTGAAGGTAAACAAAGTGAAACAGTTGGTAAAGAAAAATCAGTAACTGTTACAGGTAATTTATTACAAACTTATTCATCTAATCATACTTCTAATGTAGCAGGATTTAGAATGGATGAGGTAATAGGAAATAGAACTATGATAACAGGCGGTAATATACAATCAGGTGCTGGAGGAACAAGTTTATTCTCTTCTAAAGGAGACCAACATTTAAAAACAGAAGGGAATCAAAAGGTTGAAGTAACAGGAAGTATAACTGAAACAGCAGCTAGTGCAGATGAGGCATATACAGGAACACATAAAACAGCGGCAGGTACAGCAGATAAAGTATATGACGCAGGTGAGATTACAGTAGCTACTATAACACATACTCAACATACACATCAAACAACATCAATGGATACTGGTAATGGTGCTAATTCAGGTAAGAAGAATGCTTCTGATTCACCAAATAGCGGAACATAATAGGAGGGTAAAATGAGTTGCGGACCAGCAGAAAAAATGAGAGCAATGGCAGATGAGATAGATGCCTTAAATAAAAAAGCAGAAGATGCAGTAAACGCTGCTATAGGAGATAAACTAGGTGCGTTACAACAGGAAGCACAAGATAAAATTAATGGTATAATGGCTAAGGTAGAGGGTATGATACCTTCTATTGGTTTCCCTAAACCTTCCACCAATAGTATAACTGACTTAGAAAATATTGCCAAACTTATTATGTTAGGTAAACTAGCAGAGCCACAAGTTGAAGCAGCAATAAAACAGTTTAAATCTGCATGGGGTGGAGATATAGACATAGACAACTTAGCAGATAGATTAAGAAAGGGGTCTTTAGCAATAGATCAAATTTGTAAAGCTATCCCAAATTTAGAAACAGATGGTGTACAGGTTACAGTTAAAGGGACACCAACTTCATTCCCTGAAGTAGATGCTGTTGCATTATTAAAGGGTGGAGACTTACCTGAATATAAAAAACCTAAATTACAGTATGATATTACAAAAAGAACAAAAGAGGCAACAGATTCTTTCCTAAAAGTTAAAATGCCTCGAATAAAAATAGGACCAGGACACCTATAATGGTATAAATACTAATATGGCAACTTTAAAGAAAAAAGTATCAAGGATATACAAAGATTTTGACATGGCTTTTAATGTCAACGCAACTACCGGCGACTTAATGAAAAAGTTAGATGACAATGCAGTTAAACAATCTATAAAGAACTTAATGTTGACAGAAAGATATGAGAGGCCATTTCAACCTGAAATAGGATCAGGGCTTTATACAATGTTATTTGAACCAATGGATTTGTTAGTAGCACAGTCTATGAAGAAACAAATTCATAATATGATTACAAACTTTGAACCTAGGGTTGAAATAAAAGAAATACAAGTTATTCCTGATTTTGACCAAAACTATTATGGAATAACTCTTAGGTATAAAATTAGAGGGGTAAATGAACCACAAGAACTGCAAACAAAATTAACAAGGTTAAGGTAAAGAAATGGCACAGTTAAACGTAACAGAATTAGATTTTGATCAAATCAAATCAAACTTAAAAACATTTTTAAAATCTCAAACAGAATTTTCAGATTATAATTTTGAAGGTTCTTCTTTTGCAGTTTTAATAGATCTATTAGCATACAATACACATTATAATGGTGTGTTGGCAAGTATGTTAGCAAACGAATCATTTTTAGATTCAGCAGTTAAAAGAGAATCAGTAGCATCATTAGCAAAAGCAATAGGTTATACACCAAGGTCTAATAGAAGTCCTACTGGAAAAGTAAACTTAACAATTACACCTACATCTGGTTATACAAGTACAAACCTAACTTTACCTAGGTCCACAACTTTTACATCTACATTTGAAGGTGTTACATATCAATTTTATCCAAAAGAAGATGTTACTGTATCAAAATCAGTGGTAGACAATGTTGGTGTTTTTGTTTTTAATGACTTAGAACTTAAAGAAGGAATAAGAGTAACAAACCAATTTACAGTAGAAACAGCAAATCCACAAGGTCCTTATGTTATACCTAATAAAAGAATAGACACTACAACTATTAGAGTAAGAGTACAAACATCATTATCTGATACAACATTAACAACTTGGAATGTATCAGATAAGTTTTTAGATATAAAAAATGATACAAAGACATGGTGGTTAGAAGAGGGAGCAGATGGTTTATACCAATTAAGATTTGGAGATGGTGTAATAGGACAAAAATTAACTGTAGATAATGTAGTTATAGTTGATTACATTGCTACAAAAGGAGATGATGCTAATGGTTGTAAAACTTGGTCAATAAGTTCTACAGTAACAGGATCAGGCGAAACGGCTTCACTAACTACGGTTGCTGATGCGTCATCGGGAGCAGCAAAGGAATCTATAGATAGTATTAGATTTAATGCACCAAGAGTTAATGCTACAAGAGATAGAGCAGTAACATCAAAGGATTACCAATCATTAATTTTAGCAAGTAATCCAAACATACAATCGGTTGCAGTATGGGGCGGAGAGAAAAATGACCCACCTATATATGGTAAAGTGTTTATATCACTTAATCCTGTATCAGGATATACAATAACAACACAAGACCAAGATAATATTTTAAACTCTATTATTAATCCTAAAACACCAGTAGCGATTCAACCTGAATTTGTAGATCCGGAATTTGTTTATATAGGATTAAAAATTAAAGCAGCATATGATCCTAAGGTTACAACATTATCTCAAGGACAAATTAAGTCTGCTATAAGTTCTTCTGTTAATGAATATTTTGAACAAAACTTAAACAAACTTAATAAAAGTTTTTATATTTCAAGAATACATGATCTAATAGTTTCAGATTCAGAATCAATTATATCAGTTAATATAGAACCTTACTTACAGAAAAGAATAGATCTTACTTTAAATTCTCCTTTTGCTTATGAGGCAAAATTTAATACTAAGGTACAACCAAGAGAATTAAAAAGTTCATATTTTGATGTAGAACTATCAGGAAATACACATAAAGTCTATTTAAGTGATACACCAGCGTCAACAGTAGTTGCACCTAATTATACTGGAACAGGTACAGTTAATTTTGTTGACACAGATGGAACTACAATAATAGGAACAGCAGGAACAATTGATTATGATTCTGGAACAGTTTCATTAAATTCCATGACAGTTAAATCATTATATGGCACAGATAAAAAATTAAAAGTAAGAATTAAACCACATGATTCATATAAAGACATCACAACAGATGCTCTTATACGAACATCGGATACATCAACAGCAGCAGTAGTAGCAAAACCATCTAGGAATACGGTATTAACTCTAGATGATAGTGCAGCAAGTTCAACAACAAATACTGATGTTGGTGTTGATATTACAGTAACACCTGAAGTAGAAGAGATCTAATGACTGATTACATACCAGCCTTTTATAGATATGTTTCATCTATAACAATAACAGCAGCAGGCTCTGGTTACACTACCGCACCTACAATTTCAATAACAGGTGGAGGTGGCACAGGAGCAACAGCAACTGCTACTATTTCAACGTCTGGTACAGTAACAGGAATAACAATTACAAATAAAGGAACAGGTTATACAAGTGTTCCTACAGTAACAATATCTGGTGGGGGTGGTACAGGAGCAACAGGAACAGCAGTATTAGATGCTGCACAAGGCTCTATTTCAGAAGAAACACATAAAACATCTTGGACAGTAGAAGAACAATTCCCTTCTTATATTAAAGACACTCATCCTAACTTCGTAACTTTTGTTAAAAAATATTATGAATTTATGGATCAAACAGGGAAACAAAGCGATTCAATAGCAAACTTTAATGAAACAGATATTGATTATGCACAAGAAAAATTCTTAGAAAAGTGGAGATTAGTATTAGCAAATGACTTTCCTAAAAATATAAAAGCAGATAAATCCTTTTTCTATAAAAGAGCCAAAGACCTTTATGAATCTAAAGGTACAAGAAGATCAATAGAAACATTCTTTAGAGTGTTATATAACGAAAACGTAGAAGTTACATATCCAGGTAAATATGTATTAAGAGCATCTGATGGTATTTGGAGTAAAGAACAAGCAATTAAAATACAAGAAGCTGAACATGGTGGAGCAAAAGAACCTTTATCATTAGAAGGTAAAAATGTAGACATTAGATATTATGAAACAGGTGCTTCAAGTCAGGTTACAGTTTTAAAAACATTAAATGCAAGTGTTGCAAGAGTAGAAAAGAACACATATCAAACAAATGGTTTAACATTACAAAGATTTGAATTAGTTCTAAAATTCCCAGATGGTGCAGTTACAGAAGCAGATGTCCACGGGCCTGGAGCAGGTGCTGTTGGTACTGTTACATTATCTGGTGGAGCAGTTACAGGTGTAACATTATCTAATGATGGTTATCAATATAACGCAGCACCGGTTGTTAATTTCTATGGAGATGGCACAGGAGCAAAAGGACACGCATTAGTAGACGGCAGTGGAAATATTTCAAGTGTCGTTGTAACAGCAGGCGGTTCTGGATACACCGAATGTAAAGTAGAATTTGAAACTGATACTTTAAAATCTTTTGTTATTGATGATGGCGATACAGATGCAATTTCAAACATATATGGTTATTTAACAAGAGTGTTGCAAACAGTAGGAGCAGGAACTTATGCAGGCTCTAAAACAGATGCAGGATTTAGAGTAGATCAAATTTATAGAATTAATGAATCTGGAGATGATGGTAGAGGGTATGCTGTATCAGGTTACTTTGCAGAAGACTACACATTTATAGGTGGTCAGAATAATGCTTATGTTAGAGTTACATCAATAGGTGCAAACGGAAGTGCTACAACAGGTGTTCCATTAACATTTACAGTTATTAATCCAGGTTCTAACTTCTTCGAGAACAACGCAACGATAACACTTGTATCTCCAACAGGAGAAAGTGTTACAGTAACATTAACCTCAGGTTACTTATTTGAATATGAAGGTAAGTGGAAAGATGACAGAGGTAAGATATCTGACGTTAATGTTATACAAGACAATAATAGATATCAACCATATTCATATATTATTAAATCAGGTCTTCAGCAAACAGAGTGGGGTAGAAGAATAAAAGATACAATACACCCAGCTGGTATGGCAGTATTTGGTGATTTAATAATTAGAAGTGATATAGAATTCAATACAGAAATTTCTGTTACTACAACAGGAACAATATTCTGGAAATTTATTTCTACAACTGAAGTTACAACTTCTGAGGTAGTAGTAAAATCATTCAGTCTGGTTAAAGCAACTACAGCGACGGCAACAGAATCCCATGCCATACACTTTGTTCCAGCGAACAAAGAAGATGTTGTACTAGCAACAGACCAAGAATCCGATCCTTATGTTGTCCAGGGTGACGGCGGTACACCTAATTCAGCATATTGGAACGACTCATCTGATGGAAATGACGCAGATAACTACAACGTAGGTAATCCTGCTTTCTCATGGTCATTAGGTAAAAACGTGAGCGAGACACAAACTGCTAGTGATACATTCTCTAAAGTTTGGAATATTATTCGTTCATATAGTGATTCAGCAACAACCAGCGATCAAATATTATTTGATTTCCCTAAAGAATTTACTGACTCCACAACAAGCGTGGCAGATAGTTTAGTATTAGCAGTTAGTAAAGCTCTAGCGGACACATCAACAGCAACAGACGCTTTAAATAGTATATCGGTCGGTAAAAATATTACTGAATCTAAATCCGCAACAGATGTTATTACAAGTATAAATACAAGTAAAGCATTAACAGATACAGGAACAACCTCAGAATCTGCAGCTAAAGCACTAACAAAACCAGCGGTTGCTGATACGGCGACAGCTACAGATACTGGTATAGGATCAATGCAAGATTACGTTGATCCTACCTATTTGAGTGAAGACTATGTAGGACAAGGTTGGAACTTTACATAAATAAAAGAAAGATTTCATAGGAGATAAAGATGGAACAAAACAATGATTTAAAAGCTCTAGGTAAACTAGATATTGTTGTTAGAGACAAAGACGGTTATATAAAGGAAGCTAAAACTGTTGACAACTTGGTTGTTACTGCAGGTTTAGGTTTTATTGCAAGTCGTATGAAAGACACATCAGCGACAGCAATGGGTTTTATGGAACTTGGAACAGGAACTACTGCAGCAGCAGCTGGTGATACAGCTCTTGAAACAGTAATTGGAAGTTCAAGAACTGCATTAACTTCAACAACTGTTACTTCTAACGCAGTAGCTTATGTCTGTTCATTTGCAGCAGGCACAGGTACAGGTGCAGTTACAGAAGCAGGTATTTTAAATGCTTCTTCAGGCGGAACATTACTTTGCAGAACAGTATTTAGTGCTGTTAACAAAGGAGCATCCGACTCAATGACTATCACCTGGACTATTACAATATCATAGTAAGGGATATTAGGCAATGGCACTGGTACTGAGAAAACTAGGAAGAGTCGAGTTAGCACGTTCTTATTATAGGGACATACGAAACAATAATGACTATTTCCATTTTGCTATAGGTAGAACAACGGCATGGGAGGACGACACAAGTCCTGAATTGCCTATTGATTCTGACAAGTATATATCAACATATAGACGTAGCATGATGTTTACTCAACTGGTGTCATCAGCCGATGTTTGTTTATTATCTAAACGAATAGATTGGAACACAGGAACAGTTTATGATGAGTATGATGATAATTATACATCATCAAACCAATCATATTCTGGAGCTTCATCTTTAGCAGATTCTAATTTTTATGTAATGACTGATGAATATAAAGTTTATAAATGTATCAGTAATAATAGTAATGCAGCAAGTACAACTAAACCTACAAGTACAGGTACAGATGTTTTTGAATTAGCAGATGGATATAATTGGAAATTTATGTACCAAATATCAGCATCTGACCAAACAAAATTCTTAGATGCTGATTGGATACCTGTAAGAAAAGTATCTGGCAATCCAACATTTGATGTTAATGGAGAGGTAGATAGTGTTACAGTAGATGCTGGAGGTTCAGGATATACTTCTGTTCCAACAGTAGTTATTGCAGGAGATGGTACAGGAGCAGCAGGTACAGCAACAGTATCAGGTGGGGCAATTACAGCTGTTACAGTAACATCAGCAGGCACAGGATATAGTTTTGCACTTATATCTTTTGTAGGTGGCGGAGGTTCTGGAGCAACAGCAACAGTAAACTTAGGAGACGCAGATAGCTTACCAGCATTACAAAATGCAGTAGAAGGAGCGTCTACAGTAGGAACATTAGATAGAATCGTATTAACAGAAGGCGGTTCAGCATATAACGAAGGAGCTGTTACAATAACAGTTACAGGAGACGGAACAGGAGCTGAGGCTTCTGCTTATGTTAACGCAGCAACAGGTGCTCTAACAAGTATTAGAGTTACAAACGCTGGCTCTGGTTACTCTTACGCAGATATAACCGTTGTTAATACTGCAAACACAGACAATAGTCATGGTGGTACAGTAGCAACAGCAAGAGCAATTATAAGTCCTCAAGGTGGACATGGTTCAAATGCAACAAGAGAATTGTTTGCATCAAATTTAGGGGTAGCGGTATCGTTATCCGACAACGACAACAAAGATTTAATTATAGGTAATGACTTCAGACAAGTAGCACTAATAAAAAATATGAAAACACCTGGAGCATCACCTTCAACTTATACAACAGCAACAGGCACTACATGTTATATTGTTAATGTTGCATCTGGTCAGACAAGTAATTATGCAGTAGATGATATCATCACAACAGATGATTTAGGAGAGTTTCAAGTAGCACAAGTAGATACAGACAATAATAATATTTACTTAATAGCAAAGATACCCCTAATAACTTCTTCATCAACTTTAGCAAATACTACAAAAAGTTTGACGAGTTTGAGTATAAATAGTGTTACAAGTCCAGAAGTTGATAATTCTTCTGGAGAAATAATTTATATTGATAATAGAAACCCTGTTACTAGGTCAACAGATCAAGTAGAAACATTAAAGGCAGTTATAAAATTTTAGGATAAGAAATGGCATTAAATTTAAACGCATCACCATATTATGACGATTTTACAGAATCGTCAAAGTATCACAAGATCCTATTTAAACCAGGAGTTGCGGTACAAGCCAGGGAGCTAACACAATTACAGACTATATTACAAGACCAATTCCAAAAAGGTTTTAGTTTTGTAGTTCAAGAAGGTACTGTAATATCAGGTTGTTCCGAGATAACAAACAGATTAGAGTATATTAAAGTCAATGATACTGATAATGCCTCAGCAGCAATTGATAATACAACTATGGCCAGCTTTGTTGGAGACACAGTAGGTGGTGGCACAACAGGAATAACAGCAGATATTGTTAGAGTAGCAACAGGAACAGAAGGTGCTGCCCCTTTAACTAAAACATTATATTTAAAATATACTTCACACGGCAGTCAAACAAAACACACATTTCAAGCATCAGAAGTATTAACAGTTACTTCTAGAGTTTCAGAAACAATAACCGTATCAGCAGGTGGTAGTGGTTATACAAGTGCACCAACAGTAGCATTTAGTGCACCAACAGGATCAGGACAAACAGAAAAAGCCACAGGTACAGCAACAGTATCAGGTGGTGCCGTTACAAAAATTACCTTAACAAATAAAGGTAAAGGTTATACAAGTGCACCTACTATTACATTAACAGGTGGTGGAGGCTCAAGTGCTACTGCTACAGCAACATTAGATAGTTCAAATGCAGGTAAAACATTTGTTGTAAGAACAACAACATCAGCAACAGTAGAAAAAGATAACTTTTTTGGAATAGCACCTTTAGTTAAATTATCAGAAGGTATTATATATGCTAGAGGAGCATTTATAAAAACAGACGCATTAGATGTATTAATTAATCCTCATGGTGTATCTGGAGATAAAAAAGTAGGTTTTGTTGTTACAGAAGCAGCAGTTAACTCTGCAACAGATACAACACTATTAGATCCTGCAGCAGGGTCTTACAACGCTAATGCTCCAGGAGCAGATAGATTAAAATTAACTGTATCCTTAGCATCATATTCTAAAACAGATACAATACCTGAAAACTTCTATACCTATATGCAATACACCAATGGTATAGCAAGAAGGTCACAAACAAAAGAAAATCCTTTAGCTGGTTTAGGACAAATACTAGCAAACAGAACAATGGACGAGTCGGGTAACTACGTCGTTAAAGGATTACAAGTAACAATAAGAGAACATTTAGAAAACGCAGCAAAAACAAATGGTGGTTATTTACCAGCTGCTCTAGGCGGTCAAAGTCATTTGTTGGCAGCAGAAATTTCACCAGGTAAAGCTTATGTAGGTGGATTTAAAAGAGAATTACTTTCATCTAAAAGAATTCAGATTGTTAAACCTAAAGATACTAAATGGATAGCAGATCAAACAATATCAACATCATCAGGAACTTATGTAGAAGTTAATGAAATGTGTGGTTATTGGGATATTGATAGTGGTTCAGTAGTAGATTTATATGGATCAGCACAGGATGCTGTTTCAGGTGGAGCACATTCAGCAGATTCATTAACAGGTAGTATTGTTGGTAAGGCAAGAGTTAAAAGTATTAAATATTCATCAGGTACAGTAGGTGCTGCAGCAGCGGTATTTAGACTTTATCTATATGATATAAAAATGGCTTCCGGAGATTTCTCAGCAGTTAAATCAATTGTATATGAACATGCAGAGACAAGAGGAATTGCAGACACAGTTTTAGATGGAGATAGTAAAGCTACACTTAAAGAAGCAGAACTTAACAAACAACTATACAGATTACCTAGATCTAATGTTAGAACTATAAAAACAGCAAGTTCAGGTACTGCTTATGATAACAGCTTTACATACTTAAAAGAATTTGATGGAACATTAGATGCTTCCCAAGGTAATATAACAATTACTACATCTGGTGATGAAACATTTAACGTTTCAGGAACTTTAACAGATACACAAATTTTAGATAACTTTACATTAATAGCAAAAGATGGTTATACACAAAACTCTGCTACTATAGATGAAGGTCAAATGATTGACTTAACATCATCTAATTCTGACGCATCGGTAACAGTTAACAGCGGAACATCAGTTACTATTGATTTAGGTGGTGCAGTTACAGGTGCCAATAGAGGTGTTAGAATATATGCTATTGTAAAGAAAACAAATGCAACACCAATGGCAAAAGCATTGGCATCAAGCAGATATGTAAAAATTGATACGGGCACTCACTTAAATGGTGCAAGTGGACCGTTTAGTTTAGGAATACCTGATGGTTGGAAATTAGAAACTCTTACAGCAGGAACAAATTCAGACTACACAACAGGACAAACAGATGTTTCAAGTGAATTTAAATTTGACACAGGACAAAATGATAACTTCTATGGACACGCAACACTATTTAAGAAGTCTTCAAGTACAACAGACTTTTCAACAAATAGATATATTGTAGCTAAGTTTACACACTTCACTCATACAAAAACATCAGCAACATATTTTACTGTTGATTCATATCCAGTAAATGATGCAACAGATACATTTAGAACTGAAGATATACCTATATACAATTCAGTTAAACATGGAGATTTTGATTTAAGAAATTGTTTAGACTTCCGTCCGTTAGCAGTGGCAACAGCAACTTCAACAGCAACATTAGGAAGTGCAACAGTTAATCCAGATTCAAGTGAAGTATTAGAATCAGCACTAACACAACCAAATCCATCAGGAACATTTACTACTGATCTATGGTATTATATTGGAAAGGGTGGTAGAGTTATATGTGACCAAGATGGTATATTTAGAGTAATATATGGCACACCTGAGGACACTCCTAATATTCCACCTGAACCAGAAAATACAATGTCGTTGGCAGAATTTACTTTGCCTCCTTATCCAACATTGTCAATAGGTTCAGCAAGATTAGTAAATAGATTTGATTTATCAGTAAATATTAAACAAATAGAAAACAAACATTATACGATGAAAGACATTAGTCAGTTAGAAAATCGTATATCAAATCTAGAATATTACGCATCACTTAACTTACTAGAGAAAGCAGCAAAAGACCAAAAGATTGTTAATTCATCAGGTATCGATAGATTTAAAAATGGCATCTTAGTAGATCCATTTACAGGACATAATATAGGTTCAGTAACAAACCCTGACTATAATATTGCAATAGATGATAAAAAACAATTAGCAAGACCTTATTACGATGTAGAAAATATAAACTTAAAGTTAAATTCAACTAACTTTGGATTTACACAAAGAGGCGCATTAGTATCATTACCATTTGAACAAGTACCATTCATGCAACAAAATAAAGCAAGTGGTATTGTTAATGTTAATGGAGAAGACATACATGATTACTTTGGAGAAATGAATATTCAACCTCCAGTAGATAACTTTGTAGACATATCCACAAAACCAGATGTATTAGCTAATTTTGATGGCAACTATGATGCTTGGGAAAAATATCACAACGATAATCCTTTTAAAACTTCTTGGGGAGCTTGGGAAAATGTTGGGGGTTCACGTGTTATAGCATCATCTGTTGATTCTGTAGATGTTAGAAGCGCAACAACAACAAGAACAGACACAATTTATACAAATACAGTTGAACAAAATCAAACAAGAACAGGTGTTAGGACAACAGTTACACCACAAACAAATGAACAACGACTAGGACAAAAAGTAGTTAATGCTTCTTTAGCACCTTTTATGAGAAGTATTGAACTTAACATAACTATTTACAGACTTAAACCAAATACAAGGCACTATCCATTCTTTGATGGTAAACCTGTTACAGATCATTGTAAAAGAGGAGCAACATCAGCAGCAACATTAGGTGAAGCATTATATACAGATGCTTCAGGTACACTATCAATTAATTTTGTAATACCACAAGGAGAATTTAGAACAGGCCAAAGAGTATTCAAGGTAACAGATTCAAAAGTTAACAATGATAAAATAGCAAGATCAAGAGCCAGCGCTCTTTATGAGTCTACAGGATTACAACAAGAAGTTCAAGACACAATAATTTCTATGAGAACTGCTAATTTCTCATCAGTAACATTTACAGATGATAGAACAATAACAGACACAAGTGTAGATAGAACAATAGGATCTGAGATACCTATTGAACCTGTACATCATTACAATCCACCAATGTCTCAGACTAGAAAACCAGAACCATCAGATCCGACGCCTCAAGATTCTAATGTAATTGGGTGTAACTTAGATGACAACAAAGACACAAGCCCAACTGGAGGTCATAAAGACATAATCCCAGATCCAGATGCAATAGACTTAACATCGGATAATGATGACACTCCTTCTAATACCAATCAAGATAATGATACAGGAGAAGAAGAAAATTCTACTGATAATGTAACAAAAACCGATGATACACATGACAACACCGCAGACGTAGATCCAACTGGAACTAATAGTGAAGGAGATAATGTTGATGAAGATCCTAATACAGGCGGTTATAGAATACATTCAAATACAGAAAACATTATGCACATTGGTTTCGAAGGTCCTCATGGTGCTATGCACTATGGAGGTAATATAATGATGCCTATAGCAGGAGATCTTGATGTAACAGGTATAGTAGGAATTAGTGCAATTAGTTACAGTCCACCTGCACCAATAACACATACTAATAAAGCATTGACGTATGTTAAAAAAGAAACCAGTAGTTTTGCATCACATGTATCCAGTTACAGTCCTATAGAAGGCGGTATATATGGCGAATTCGATGGCAACAGTTTAATGGAAGGTGGTTATCACGGTGGTGGTATGTATAATGCAGTTGAATTTGCATCACAATTAATGATGAAATGTCATGGACAAACTTTTAAAGTTACAGGAAAACCTGGTGGTGTTTATATAGATTCAATAGACTTGTTCTTTAAGAACAAACCATTAGATGTTGATACAGGAGTTACAGTAGAAATAAGAGAAGTAGTTAAAGGAATGCCTGGACCTAAGGTAGTACCACATGGTACAGCTTTTGTTAACAGAAATAACATTGGAGTATCACAAGAAGTTGGAGGTGTAACAACATTTGTTCCAACTAACTTTAAATTTGATTCATTAGTTTATCTTAAAAATAATACAACATATTGCTTTATTCCATCATCACTAAATTCAGTTAGTGGTTTTGATATGTATATGGCAAAACTAGGAGACAATGAAGTAGGAACAACAACAAGAATAGATAAACAACCACATGAAGGTATGATGTTTACAAGTTCAACAGCACTAGGTGCTCAAGCAATACAAGATCAAGACTTGATGTTTAGAATATACAGAGCAAGATTTGATACTTCAGCAGCAATGACAGGTTCATGGAATAATGACCCTTCAGATTATATAACATTTAAAGATTGGGGCAACAGTATAACAAAATTCCCAACAGGAGAATATATTAATGGATTTGATTTCACAATATCAAATGCAGGATCTGGTTATAGTAGTGCACCAACAGTAACAGTATCTGGAGGCGGAGGAACTGGACTTGCATTAACAGCAGTAATGGCAGGCTCTGGTTCAACTCAAACAGTTAGTAGTCTAACAATAGATACAAGTTCTGGATTCCCAAGTGGTTATACAAGTGCACCTACAATTACAATAGCAGCACCTGGTGGCGGTGGAACAACTGCTACAGCTACTGCAACATTAAATAGAGGTTATGTGGGTTGGTGTAATACTGCAGATGACTATGCAATAGTTAAAGTATTAGAGGGAAGTTTCCAAGCTAATGACGTATTGTTTGGACCAGCAGGTTATGCAACAGTATCATCAATAGATAACAGAGTTCTTAATGATATAACAATGAACGCAGGTGTTCAAAATCCATATGGTACTCTACTATACGCAGAAATGAAATTAACACCAACAGGTGCAGCAACTGAAACAAATTATATTCCGTTAGAGATAAACAAAACTCAAAAATTAAATAAAGAATACACTATATACAGTCGTTCAAACGAGGTAGCATCATATAGCGGTAATAACACAGCAGAAATAAGAATGACAATGCAGACATCATTAGACAATGTAAGCCCTGTTTTAGATATGTACCAATTTGATTTGTTGGGTATAACTAATAAAGTTAATAATGATTCAACAAATGAAACTAATCCTAAAGGAGGCAATGCTACTTCTAAATATATAACAAGGACGGTTGTATTAGAAGACGGGCAAGATGCAGAAGACATAAAAGTTTATTTAACAGCATCTATACCTAATACATCTAGCATAGAAGTTTATGGTAAGTTTTTACACGGTTCAGATGATGGTAATTTTGATGAAGATATTAACTGGACAAAACTTTCAACATCAACTAGCCCAGCAGAAAGAACAGATGAGTTTGCAGAATATAGTTGGACAATACCTGCTAAATCAGGAGGTGTAGGCCTAAACGGATCTGGTGCATTAGAATATGATGTAGGAAGAATATCATCGATAGCTGTTAGTGGGTCAATGTCAGGTTACAATAACATACCTACAATAACATTATCGGGTGGCGGTGGTTACGGAGCAACTGCCACAGCAACAGTCTCAGGTGGGGCAATAACAGCAATTAATGTTGTTAACCCTGGCAGAGGATATACAAGTGCTCCAACGGTTGCTATAACACCTCATGCTAGTGATTCATCAGCTACAGGAGCTTCAGGAACCGCAACAGTAGGAACAACCACTTATACAGGATATAAATCCTTTGCAGTTAAAGTGGTGCCTTTAAGTTCAACAACAGTCTCTCCTCCTTTCTTTAAGGAGTTAAGAGCAATAGCATTACAGAGTTAATTATGACAACGGCACAAAAAAACCTTATAAATATAGATGGAGAGAGTGCTTTAGTTCGTGATAAGAATTCAAAGGCAGTTTTAAATAGGGATAATGAGGGATTAAAAGCATATAAATTGCAACAATCTCGAATTGATAAATTTATAAAATATGAAAGTGATATAAATACTTTAAGAACAGAGATAACTGAACTTAAAGATTTAATTCAGGGTTTAGTAAATAAAATTAACAAATAGGCAGGAGACATGGCAACAATAACATTAAGATCAAGCAAAGGTAGCCCGCTTACTAATAATGAAGTAGACGCCAACTTTACAAATCTAAATACAGATAAGTACGAGTCAGGTAATAATATTTCGGCAGGAACATTGTCAGCGTCTTCTAATTTATCAGTATCAGGATCATCTACTTTAAGCGCTGCAACAGTATCGGCAGCAGGAACCACACAGGGTGCGGCAACTGCTTTGACAAACACATTTAATATTGTTACATCAGCTACAGCATCATCAGCAGATAGTGTTAAACTACCTGACACAGCAACTGGTTTAGAAGTTACAGTAATGAATGACACCACAGCACTAATTAATATCTTCCCATCAACAGGCGAATCAATAGACGCAGGTTCGGCAAATGCAGGAGTTACATTAGCAGCAGGACATACATTAAAATTAGTAGGCATTAGTTCTACAAAGTGGAACAGATTAAGCCCAGTTATTGTTTATGATAGTAGCGGTAGCAGAATAAATTAAGGGAATAGGCAATGAGACCATTAAGAGTAAAAGCATCTGGATCGCCAGTTAGTTCTTCAAACTTCCAAGGTTTGCAGGAAATGACTGATGCCGAGATCGAGAAATATTATTCAGCAATTATTACAAAAGATTTTGCAGACAATACAGACGGTACAGGTACTGCAGAATTAAATGTAACAACTAATGCTTCAGGTGCTGGAACTACTATTGGTACAGTAACCGATACAAAAAGAGATGACGCAGTAGGCACTCACCCTACAGATGGTGCTTCATCAACAGTTACTACATACACAGCAAAACAAGTAACAGGAGCAGCATCAGAAAGTATTACTAACAGACCTGTAGGTTGGGAAACATCAGGTAATGTAGGTATAAATGAATTTACAGATTCAGAGTTAGATTCAGACATTATTGATAAAATAATAGCAGATATGGTTGGACAAGGAAACTATACTGTTGGTCAATATTCATTAAACGCAAGTTCACCAAGTGGTGGAACATGGACATCTAGATATACATTAGCAGATACATTAGTAGACGGCACAACCAATAACATGTATATTTGGCAAAAAACAGCAGCAACAACAGCAGCAGATGATGATCTTAAACCTATAAAATTAGTTGAAACTTCAAACCTTAGAGAAATGACCGTTGCTGAGATGGAACAAATTGTTGCTAACTTTAGAAACAGAATTGTAGAAAACTTTTCTACAACACAAGGTGTTGGTACATATAAATTACAAGCTTCTACACCTAGTGAAACAGGGACTTGGACTCAAATGGGAGATGCAGCAGGATTTACAGATACAAAGAAAGACGTAGGTTCACAAAACTATACTGGAAGTTATAGTGGTGCTTATTCAGGAAACTATGCAGGTAATTACACAGGTCCAAAAACTTATGCAGGTAATTACACAGGTCCAAAATCGTATGGAGGTAACTATTCAGGAACATCAGCATATGCAGGAACATATGGTGGTACATCAGGATATGCTAAAACATACGCAGGAGCATACTTACATGATTATGGTGGGTATGGCGGACCACCTAGTTACTCAGGAAACTATGTAGGATATTATACAGGACCTAAAAACTATACAGGTAACTATACAGGACCTAAGGTGTATGCAGGAGCATATACAGGAACATCAGCATATGCAGGAACTTACACAGGAACATCAGCATATGCAGGCACATATTCAGGAACATTTACTGGTACATTCGAAGGAACATATGCAGGTGATACAATACTAAACACTAGCTCAACAGTCAGTACGGTAAAATTGTGGCTAAGAACTGCTTAATTAGCAGTATAAATAAATTTACATTATGGAGATATTATGGCGAAGAATCAACCAAAAGTTGAACGTATAACAAACGAAGATCCCAAACCAAAAAAATACGAATATCGAGATCCTTATTGGTCTAATAAAGATAACGAGCATATGATCGTTACTTTAGAATATCCCGATGGTAGGAAATCTACAGCATCAATAACGGGAAAAGATAATCCTGATTTTAAAGCTGTTATAGAACAGTTTGGTGAAAAGACTTTAGATGAGAATACAGCGGAAGGCATCAAAAGACGTGATACTCAAATAAAACAAAGATTAGAAAGAAGAGAATCACAAGCTGCTAGACAACAACAAGAAGTATTATTCAATGCAAAGTTAGAAGCATTTGAAATTGAAGCAGTTAAAGACTCTAAAAATACACCACTCAAAAGACTTATTCGTAAAGCAAAAACTCCATTAGAAGTAACAGCATATACGACAATATTAATAACAGATCAATTGAAGGCAACAGGTGTATTAGATGGCAAAAAGAAAAAGAAATAATATACCAGACAATGGTTTCTTAATTGTTGCCAGTTTATATAATCCTTTTTACAAAGCAGCTATTGAACTAGCAGAGTCAATTAAATTATTTTATCCAGAAACACATGTTACAATATTTATAGATTCATCTGAAATACAGTACCTGTGGAAAGAAAAATTAAATACATTACCATTTAAAGCATCCTCAGATTGGTATGAACATATAGATCAAATGGTTTCAACAGATGTGCCTAAACATATAAGAGCTAAACTTTGGGCATTAAGTAAAACACCATACAAAGGCAAAACAGTTTATTTAGATGCTGATATGATGTGTGAACATGAAGATGTAGAAAACATATTTGATCAACTAACAGATGATTTAGATTTATTATTTACAAAAATAAGACCTTATAATGCTAAGGTAACAAAACTTACAAACACAGAAGAAATGACAGCCCATTGTGGTATGTTTATATACAGAAATAATCCTCAAACAATTACCCTAATGGAATCTTGGTATGGGGAATATTTAAAACAAACTGAAAAAACAAATAAAGGTGGTTGGGTTAATACAATAGGACAGTATCCAGATGATGTTAGAAAGTGGGATACTTTTACAATGTGGAAATTATTAACATATAGTGATCATGGTGTCAGGTGGGACGATAATTTACATTGCCGTTGGAATTTTGTAAATGGTTATCATCCTAATGAGTTAGAAGATTTAGATAGAGTATTTTATCATTATACTATACCGGAGCATGTTATACACGCTAAAAAGAAATGAAGTTTATAGATATATCAGATGAATTGTTAGAAATGTTAGAGCCATATTCGGATTGGTTCTTCAAACAGGACCTAACACATTTGATAGAAATGTCTGAACAAAATCCAAAAAATACAGGTGAGAGTTTAGAGTATTGTTGCAGTGAAGAATACTTAGATGTTATTGTTACAAAAGATGGTAGACATGAAGGGTATCCTGAAATATCATATAGCTGTGATATAATGGAAAACTCTGGAAAGATAGACAAAAATTTTAAAGAACCACAGAAAGAATTACAAACAAAATTAACACAATGGTTAGGAGCAAGGAATGAAGCGGTTCATGTATTTTATCCTGTCAATGGTTTTATGGGGTGGCATAATAATTGGAATGCCCACGGTTATAACATACTTCTTTCTTACACAGAAAACGGAGGAGGGTTCTTTAAATACAGAGACCCAAAAACACATGAAGTGGTTCACTTACAGGACCCTGGTGGGTGGTCATGCAAAGTAGGTTATTATGGTAGGGGTCGAGAACCTGATAAAGTTTACTACCATTGCGCTGGAACTACAGAGCCTAGAGTGACCCTAGGGTATGTTATACCCCACCTAGAACTCTGGAGGGACATGTGTAGCGATATTTCGGGGCAAGACTGCTATAATTTTGAATAAAAACACGAAAAAAACCCTATTTTTTTAAAAAAAAGGTTGACTCTTGGTTCGTAAGAGTGCATAATACAAGCATAATTAATAAAAAGTGAGGAGTTTAATAATTATGATACTAGAAAATACAGTAGAAATAGCAGGCGAAACAGTAAGAAAAGAACGTTTTGGACTTGCTGCACATCACGATGAGAACAAAACTTTTACAGGTAATGTTCTATTCAAATCTCAATTAAGAGAAAATGAAACTTACGATAATTCAATTGAAACGAATTTTCAAAACACAGCTCAAGTAGATGGTCTTACAGTTTGGAAATCAAACGGTGAGGTTCCATTCGCGGACATGCTTTTAGACTTTGTTCAAATTGGAGCAATTACTTTTGAACAAGCAGAGTTTTCATTAATCCAAAAACAAAAAGATCAAAGCGCAAGTCTTGATACTTTGTATAGAAACGAAGATGGTCATCTTGTTTTAGGTGAGGGTGCTCTAGATTATAGAGACGAAAGACTAGCAAAACTGGAGGTGGCATAATGAAGTTTCATTTACAACTCAAAGTTCCAGGAATGGACGCTAATCAGATAATGGCCAAACTTAATGGCAAAGGTTTCAAATTTAGAAAAATGAGATCTGAGATATGGGAAAGTAAGCATAAGATTACAAATGCAATGGACGACACCAATATTTTATTTGAAGATGAAAGAGTAGAGATTCAAGGTGGTGGAGATTTCAATACACATAATTTTATTAGCTTCCTTGCAGGTCAATTGGAAGTTAACAAACCATGGTACAGACATACAAAGTCTGATATCGGATATGAAAGACATGGATGGAGACCGTTAAAAAGATGTTAGAACTAATTGGATTTATAACACTACTATATCTTGCAATAAGATTTTTCCCGCAGATATTAATGTTAGCTTTTCAAATGTTTTTGATACTTGCTATTATAGTATTAGGATTCTTAGCATTCGAATTTATTTACGGTTATATTTACTTTCGAATCTAAGTCTGATTAATGCTTTTCTTACAATAGCAATACCAGTCAATCCCAAAAAATTTATAAACGCAGCCATCTCAGACGAGGTGCCTGCGTAGTCAATGCATGCCTTGATAATTGCAACACTCAATGGGAACATAATTATTGCGCCTATTGCAGTATCAACTGTTGACTCGTGAAGTGCTCTTCTTAATCTTTTACTTTGAACCAATTGCCATAAACCTTTCAAAATATACTTTACCATTCCAATCATAGTAAAATTGTTTTACCTTGCCAGAATAAAAAGTATCTTTCAACCCTGCATTTTCTATTAATGCTTTTTCACTATCCACACAATTAATACCATACATCTCTTCTATTACATTCGAATTCTGTACAGCAAATATAGCGTGTTTGTTTGCAGTGGTTAATTCTTTTAATGGGTACATCTGTTCTGCTCCCATTGTGATTACTACATCTACATTCAGTTGATTTAATTCATCAAAAGCAAAAGGAACATCTAAGTTCCAGTGATTTATTTTAATATATTCTTCTGCTATATAATGTTTATGGAATACTTTAGATAACTCTAGAGCTTCCTGATCTATATCAACTAAGTGTAATTCTCCTACTGATAAATTTTCACATAATAAAGGAACTAAAGGTATCCCTAACCAACTATTTAAGATTAATATTTTAAACTGTTCGTCTTTCATATAATCTTCTAAGGATTTTTGTAGTTCTTCTACTAACCAAATACCAGCTTCCATTGTATTAGGATTTAAACTTTGCCTAAAGTCATCATGCTTATGTTTCATTTCATGTTCAACTTTAGCGAGGCCTTCTCCCCAATATTTCATACTATTTAAAAAGTTAAAATTTAACATCTTCTTTGCGTCCCATTGAATCAAATAAACAGACATATGGTATTTGTCTGAATACATGCGTTTCTACATCATGTGGAAATATATAGCCATAGTTATAACTATAAAACCACCCTAAAGGAAAGTATTTAATTCTTGCTACACCTTTGTGCATAAAGAAGTTATCTAATCCCCTATAGTACCATAAGATTTTTTCTTTGTGTGCTTTAAAATAAAGAGTAATATTTTCTTTATCTAAGTTATCATTCCATCTTAATATACTAGAATTTAAATCTGTATATCTGTGAGGAACATGTTCTGTTTCTTTTGCTTGTGTTTCTAAATCGTGCCAATGTGTCTGTCCAAAACATAAACAATCCTCAGGATCAAAGTTCGCTATATCATCTATGTTCTTTTGTATAATAATATCTAGATCAAAGAAAAGATTCTCTCCTTTTTGTCTAACAACATTATCATCAAACAGATACATTTTGTTCCACCATTTTTCTAATTTGTTATCTGCTGGAAAAGGAATAACATTAATATCCTTATCCAGTCCTTGTTCTTTTTCTGTTAGACAGTAAAATGTAAAATCTTGTGTAATATACTCTTTACAAGATTCGTATATTTGATTAACATGTTTAGCAGAATATTTACTGCCCCATTTTACTGTATAAATGTTCATTGCCAATGCTTTAATAATTGTGGATCAACCAAATCATTTTGTTTAACATGCCCTCTACCTTTAGTCATTTGTTTAGGTAGTAAGTCAATATTAAATACACAAAGAATAGGTGTTTCCCTATATATTTCTGTTTGCAAATCATCATCGTCCCAACTACGACCTCTATTATATGAGTAAGCATAGTCTGCTGGGAAATGATCCCATAATTTTTTACCCCAATCTCCCCATCGCCAACTGTGGTAATTGTCTGTTCCGTCTGTATATGTAAACCATATCTTTTCTTGATTTTCTAAAACATCTTCCCATATACATTCTGCTTGGTCGTCGGACCAAACTTGGCAACTGCCATTTGTATATGCTCCATGTGATAATTTAAATCTCCGCGTCTTCATTGGGCGCGGGTCTTGCCACCAACTTCTTAATTTAGTTGGTCTTTCCATATTATAGGTCAATAAAGGCTCTATATTATTTTGTATTATTATATCTAAATCAAAGAATATAAATCTACCTGTTGGTTTATCTTCTGCAAAATTATGAGTATTGAAAACCATTGTTTTAGGTCTATCCCAACACCTTGCCATTCCATATTTAAAATCTTCTCCACCAAACCAATACTTAGGATGTATATTAGGTATATCTGGAAAAGGTATTACTTTTACATCTTCATCTAAACCTTCAGCATCATCAGTATAACAATAGAAATGGAAATCATGTTTCTCATCACAATTTCTTCTTGCCATATTTTTTAATCTGTTTACAAAATGAGGACCATATCTTGTGCCCCATTTAGAACAAACTACATTAACTCTCATAACCTGCCCTTGCTATTACATAATTATCACCGTATTGCAAACCTGCGTCTGCTAACCAACCGGTTACAGCGATACATCTATCTTCGAAATTATCTATTTCCGAATGAATAATTATTGTTGAAAATTCTTCTTTTGCTACTCTTTTGACAAACTTTCTCATATCTAAATGTAGTTCTGGTTTATCAAAAGTACCTTCGATCACAATTCCATTTTTTATTTTTAACATATTCCACCTTGTTCATCATGTATAATTTTAGGATTTAATTTTAATAAGTTATTAAAATAACCCTTATAAAAATCATTAGTAAATATCTCTTCTAATGTATAGTTATTTATATTGTTTTTAGACCAGTCATATAAGAAGTCTGTCTTGTGTTCAGGAGATGATTCTGCTGTTTCAATAGTTAAAGCAACATGCTTACATGGGAAAACATTTCCTTTAGCACTTAAATAAAACTGATTATTAACTTTACCCTCACACTTTACATGCGGACTAAATTTAATTTTTCGTTCTTTATATGTGTCGTCTTTTTTTCTGGTCTCTAGAGTTTCTAATTCTATTAGTTTATAGTCTGGTAACTCTTTTTTAATTACTTTTTTCTTAGGTACAACTTCTTCAGGTACCTCATCTACATATACAAAGCCTGTGAACTTATATTGTTTGCATAATTTCTTTGCTTTTTGTATATCATTATCTAATTGTCTAGTATGCGTATATGCCCAGAATACTCTACACCCTGTGTCAATTAATGATTTGGCATTTTCAAATATTCTTTTATCTGGATTACCTGTATTAATATTAAATGTTATGTTACCTGTTTCTTTAAATAACATACCAATATTATTCCACCATATAGGATCGTGATTAATACCTATAGTATCCATGTCAACACCTATACCCCATTCTTTCATAAAGTAATGAGCTATATCAAACATTTCTGGATTGTCTGTT